AAAGACCCAACCCACAGCCCTCCCTGGGTATTTGGAGGTCGGAGCCCCGTGAGGATTTAGCGTTTAGGAATAAGCGTCGTGGGCGGCGTCATGTTACGTGGCATCCGGGGTTTAATGTAATATTGCCTCCCGGGGTTGGCGAATAGGTCGTAATGTGACGACGAAACCGCAATACGGCAAGAAGTATCAGAAACGGCGGCGTTCTCTTCTTGAAGATAACCCGCCTTGTCGGTATTGTGGGCAATTAGCGACAATTGCGGACCATGTTCCGCCGGTCGCTTTTCATAACCATGTTGGTGATGACGCCGATTGTTGTGTGCTGGTGCCGTCGTGCAAGCGGTGCAGCGACCAGCAGGGCGGCTATGTCAAAGCCCAGTTGCGGGAGGTTCGGCGGCCGGCGCCTCTGGTCGTGAACGGCTTTCCCGCCGACCACCCCGTGTGGGACGTCGAGTGGGTGTCGAAGTTCCGGGGCCTGATGGGGGAGGGGTCGCGGTGGCCCACCTACATGAGCGCCCCGCACCCCGACGCGGTCGGCACGTTGGGCCCGAAGGTGACCCTGTCGGCGAACCGGTACGGCGTGGAGCTCCGCTGGTGGCAGCGGCTGGTGTTGGCCCGTCTCCTCGAGGTCGACGACCGGGGCGAGTTGTGCTGGTCGGAGGCGATCATCAGCTGTCCTCGCCGGTCGGGGAAGTCGTGGCTGCTGCGCGAGTTGGCGTGGTGGCGGATGATGGAGGGCGGCGCCCTGTTCGGCGAACCCCAGATGATCTTGCACACGTCGAGGACGTTGGACACGACGTTGGACGTGGCCCGCCCCGCGTTCCACCGGGCCGTCGATGTCGGCTTGCCCGTGAAACGGGGACAGGGCCGCGAGGTGATCATCGCCCCCGACGGGTCGCGGTGGACGCCGAAGTCGGAGCAGGGCGCCTACGGGTTCGGCGCGTCCCTCGCGATCTGCGACGAAGCGTGGGACTACAGCCCGGCGACGGTCACGGAAGGCATCCAGCCGACGATGATGGAACGCAGCAACCCCCAGTTGTTGATCGTGTCGACCGCGCATCGGAAAGCCACGAAACTTGTCCCCGAACGCCGCCTGGCGGCGTTGGCGGAACTCGAAGAGCCGCGGCGGCGGCTGATCGTGGAGTGGTCGTGTGTCGCCCGCCTCGACGACGACCTCCTCGAGGCGGCCCGGTTGGCGTCGCCGATCTGGGACCGGGCCCGCCAACGCCACGTCTCCGATTCCGTCGACGATGCCCGCACGTCGATCGAGGTCCCCGGCGAAGTCCCACCGCTGGACATGTGGGCAAGCCAGTACCTGAACGATTGGGGCACGTCGAAGCTGTTGGGCCGCCAACGCGGCGAACCGCTGGTCGACCCCGAAACGTGGGAGAACGCGGCGGTCGAAGCGATCGGCCCGGTCGCCGTCGCGGCGGTCGAGGACTACTTCGGGCGGTCGTTCGGCGTCGGGTGGGCCCGCACCGACCCCGACACGCTCGACGTCGTCGTCGGCGGCCAGGTCGTGGCCGACAAGCCGTCGCTGCGGGCCCTGCTCGAGCAGCTCCAACCGGCCGAGCTGCTCGCCGGGATCACGATCTGCAACGACGCCGTGTTCGACGGCATGGCCCCCCAGCCGGTCGGGTCGCGTGAAACCCGGCCGGCTCTGTCGGAACTGCGGCGCGGTGTCGGTGAGGGCCGCGTGTTCCACGACGGCTCCCAGGATCTGGCCGACCAGATGGCGACGGTACGGGTCGAGCAACGCGAAGGCGGCCTCGCGGTGTTGGGCGGCCACCGGTCCGACGTGTTACGCCCTGCCGCCTGGTGCCTCGGCCACGTCGAAGCCGCCCGCCGCCAGTCGCCGGCAGTGTTCTAGAGCCTGTGGACAACGTCGAATGACAGCGGTGTAACCTTTGGCCCCGGTGGAGTATCTGACCGAGGGGGGCCTGGTGGTGACGGACCGCCGCCACGACCGGGCCGTCCCGAACGGGAACCCGCCATCCACGGTCGGCCCCGACAGCCTCAACCCGGGTCGCAACGTGATGTGGGACGCGAACCGCACGCCGCCCGTCGAATCCGTGGCGTGGGACGGGTGGCCCGTCGACTGGAACCCGCCGCCGTACGGGCCGGACTGGTCGGGGTACGGGGCGGGCCGGTTCAATTCGAGCTGGGCGAAAGTCGCGACCGCGTTCACCTGCGTCGACCTGAACTCGCGTCAGCTCGGCAGCTTCCCCGTCTATGGCATGAAGGGCGACACGCCCGTCGCCTTGCCCGAATGGTCCTCGAGCCCGGAACCGGCGCTCTACGAGTCGTGGCCGCAGTTCCTTCAAGGCGCCGTCAACTCGCTCCTCCTGCGGGGCGAGGTCATCACGTTGGTCACGGGCCGGTACACGTCGGGGCAGATCGCCCGGTTCATCACGTTGAACCCCGACCTTGTGGACGTCGAGTTCATCGACGGCCGTCAACGGTTCACGCTCGCCGGCGAAGAGCTCCCCGAAGGCGACGTCCTCCTCACCCGCTACCAGTCGATCCCCGGCCGGCTCCGCGGTATCGGCCCCCTCGAGTGGGCCGCCCAGTCGCTCGTGACCGCGTCGGCGTTGGAGACCCAGGCGGCGGCGATGGCGTCCAAGGGTGGCGTCCCGTGGGCCGTCCTCAAAGGGCAGGCGAACATCAACGCCCAGCAGGCCGCCGAAGCGCAGGCCCGTTGGGTGGCGTCGAGCCGCCGTGACGGCGCCCCCGCCGTGCTGGGCAACGGCTGGGACCTCGAAACGCTCACGTTCTCCCCCAAGGACATGGCCCTCCTCGAACTCAAAGAGGTGAGCTCGAGGGAGATTTGCGCCGCGTTCGGTGTCCCCGCGTTCTTGGTGAACGTGGCGATGGCGTCCGGGCTCACCTACAGCAACGCCACGTCGCTGTTCTTCCAGCATTGGACGGCCACGCTCCGCCCCATGGCGAACCTGATCGCCGCGGCCTGGTCGCGGTGGCTTCTCCCACGCGGGACCCGCATCGAGTTCAACGCCGACCGGTACACCCAGCCCGAGCTCGGGCCCCGCATGGCGACGTGGCAGACCGCGTTCAACATTCAGGACCCCGCCACGGGCGAGCGGGTCATGTCCGTCGCCGAAATCCGGGCCGCGGAACGGTTGGCGCCGCTGCCCGCCGGCCAGGACGCACCCAACTTGGACGCCCAGACGTTGACAGGGGCCAGCCAGTGAGCATCCTCTACCGCCACGGTTTCGACGGCGACCTCGAGGTCCGCGACGCCGACGACGGCCGCTCCTACGTGTCGGGCCGGGTCGTGCCGTTCAACGTCGCGACGACGATCGTGGAACCCGACGACACCGGCCAGCTCGTCACGTACCGGGAACGGTTCCTGCCCGGATGCTTGGACCGCCAGTCGAAATCCGTCGGCGGCCAGTGGCGTCACGTCAAGTTCAAGTTGGGCCACTCCGAACAGCTCGAACGCGAGGTCGGCGCCGCCGTCGCCCTCGAAGAACGCGCCGACGGCGTGCACGGCACGTTCCGGGCCCTGCGGACCGTCACCGACGGCGACGTCCAGTCGCGGGCCGAGGTGTACATCGGCGGCGTCGCCGCGACGCCGATCCCCGCCTACCCCGGCGCGTTGGTCACCGCCGTACGGGAACAGACCGTCGACCTCGACGCGACACCCCGGTTGGACGCCGCCCGCAAGCTTCTAGAGGAGCTACGTGGCGCTCTCAGCCCCGCTTGACGGCCCCGGCCCCGGTGGGCCCCCGGCGCTCACGGAGGACGACAGCGGGGCGTACAGCGTCGCCTGGCCGCAAGGCCGGCCCGCCGAGTTCGCGATCCGTTCGGCGTTCTTCGAGCAGTTGGTCGAGGAAGCCAACTTGGGTCGGCGAGCTCTGCCTGTCCTCCAGGCCGTCGCCGACGCATTGACTCGTTTGGTACCGTCTCCGTAGCGAGTCAGGTACGGCCAACCCGTAGCGGACACCCCGCCCGGCACCTCTAGAGCGTGTCTCAGGCGGCCACCCCGGTCCCGGCCCCCCCGTGAAGCGAGCGAAACCCACACCGTTTCGCACCCACGGGAGCCCGCCGTGTCCTCCACCCTTGTCCAAAACCTGATCTCTGAGCGTGAGAAGAAGCTCGGTCTGATCGAAGTCCTCACCACCCGCGCCGTCGATGAGGGCCGCGACCTCACGCCCGACGACGAGGCCGCGATCACCGACGCCCAGACCCACATCCGGAAGTGGAACGGCCAGCTCGAAACGCTCGCCGTCGACATCGAGCTCGGCGAGGAAGCCGCCGGCCGCTTGGCCCGGATCACCCGGTCGGGGGCGATCGGCTGGTCCGACCACCACTACCGGAGCGACGGCGAACTCCTCTGGGATGTACTTCATCAGAACGACGCCGACGCCCAGTCCCGCTACCGGCGTGTGTTCCGCCGAGCGGCGGAGCACATGGGGACCCTGATCGCGGAGACGACCGCCACTGCCGGCGACCTCGCCGGGCTGGTCGTGAAGCCCGTCGTCGGGCCGGTCATCAACCCGTACCGGTCGGGGATGCCGCTCGTGTCGGCCATCGGCTACCGCGACATCCAGGCCGGGCAGGGGTTCGGCTTCAGTCGGCCGCAGGTTGTCGACGCGAACCTCGCGACCGGGGTCGGCGTCCAAGCCTTGGAGAAGGCCGAGCTTGTCTCCAAGGCGTTCACGGTCACGACGACCGCTGTCACGATGCAGACGATCGGCGGGTACCTCAACATCAGCCAGCAGCTCCTGAGCTTCGCTCCCGAGAGCCTGGGGATCATCCTCGAACAGCTCCGCATCCGCCTCGAAGAGGCGCTCGAGGTTGCGGCGGCGGCGGCGATCGCGGCCGGGTCGACGCTCGTCACGACTTCCGACTCCGCTACCGCTGACGTTCTGCTCAAGGCCC